ACGGCATACAGGCTGCCTTCCACTCTGCGCTTGAGGCTGTTGTTCATATTCACTCTCACTGCATCCATGCCACACATCATTCTGTCTCGCAGCGGCCGTGCATGTGGCCGTTGTAGTCGCTGATCATTTGTTTGCCTGCTTCTGCTTATTCGCCTCGCGCTTACAGTAATTCCTAGCGCAATGCCCGGAGCAGAATCTGCCGCTGGGAATGCACACCGTTTTGCAGTAGTCGCAGACGCGAACCTTGCGAATTCCGTTTGCTGTCTGAACTTCGATGTATGCCATCACTTCCTCACCGCCGTTAAACTCTCGCGCACCGCATCCGGGTGTACGTGGATCGTCACGTCGTACACCTTGTAGCAGCGAAACACTTGCCACTGTTCCGGCGCGAGCCACACCGCCACGTACATGCAGTCGCCGTTTCCATAGTCGCGTTCGTTGTCCACGTCGCCCATCCGTTCTTCCGCGTACGTCTGAGCAGCTTCGGCGGCCGTGCGGGAACGCACCGAAAAGATGCTCGATACTGGCGAGGTCTCCGGTCCATCACCGCCGTGCAGAACTTGGCAGCATTTCCAGCGGTTGCGGCGTTCTTCTTCGGTAATCATCCCTTCGCCCTCCTCGTTTTGTACTCTTCGTAGTTCAAATCGCAGCCGCACTTGCTGCACCACCGCACAACACCCGTGCCGAAGCACTCGCGGCACATGACGTACTCTTCTCCGGGTGCGAAGTTGATTGGGTCGTCTTCCGATTCGTCGATCCAGCCGTCGTCGCAGTCCCACTCCTCGCAGTCCCGCGAGCGCACGGCCCACTCACCGCACTTCGGGCAGGGTATATCCAGGGTTTTGATATCGTCATACATCATCGCAGCCACCTCCACACCACACTCCCCACGAGTGCCCACAGCACGAGCCCCATCACGCAGCCCAGGCACACCGCGAAGCACACGCCGCTCACGTCCACCTCCGGCACGTGCGGCACTTCATCGTCGCACGGCCACACGTCCTTGACGCTGCCGTGCGTCGTGTTCGTCTGGTAATCAAACTCCGGCACGGCCAGTTGTCCGCGTGGTTCCACGGGTGTTAGCGCGTGCGGCACCGGCTCGATCTTCACGGCCCCGGTGCGTTCGAGGGCGTGCAGAAATTCGGCGTCGGTGAAGTGGTGGGAAATGCGGTTGGTGGTTTTCATGGGGTTTCCTTTTCACATTGCGGAGAGTGTCAGTTGCTCGGCTTGCTTGCTGGCATTCGCCAAATTCACTACTGCTTGGCGAAAATAACTCCGCTTTAATTCAACTCCGATGCCTTTGCGTCCGTTTATGACAGCCCCGAAAACTTCTGAACCCACCCCCATGAATGGCGTCAGTACCTTTTCGCCTGGATTCGACCACAGCACACAAGCTCGTTCGATGACATCAAGTTGCAATGGGTGTTGGTGGCGTTCGTCACCTTCGTCTTTGCTTTCGATGTACGGCAGCACGCGGTCGAGTCGAATGTCATCCCAGAAGCTAGAGGCGTACTGCCTCCAGATCCAATGGCTGTAGCGATTCTCTGTCTGCTTCCCCGACCATCCACGGAACCGCCGTAGCGATTTCGGCATCTCACGCGCGCCGGCATATTCCAGCAGTCCGTGCGGATGTGCCACCGGAATCGGATTCTCGCCACGCTTGCGGAAAGGAATCAGGTAATCCGCCGCCGCCACATTTGTTTTTGTTGAATCTTCGACAATCTGCCTGTGAGCAAGAGCCTTGCTCATTGTGCGATTGCGAACGGCCAGCGGTTCTTTCCAGATGCAGATTCTCGGCACGTACTCGAAACCGTACTTTTCGTGTAGCCGAATGATATCGCCTGGAAAGTCCGTATAGCTGCACACGTTCGCGCCGTCGCGTGGCACATCCATACAATGCACAGCCGTGATGCGACCTGACATAGTGACACGTGCCAATTGTTCGACTAAAAATTCGTAGTGCTGAAAAAACTCCTGATAGGTCCGCGAGTTCGAGAAGTCTCGGTCGCTACTCGAATAGTTGTACAGTGCCCCCCCAGATTCTGTGGCAAACGGCGGAGAATAGATCGACAGATGCACTGATTCGCTTGGCAGCGACTGAATGACCTCGCAGCAATCGCCGTTGTAAATTGCGTAATCGTCTGTAATTACTTGGTCGGTAACAGCCATTGCGGCATCCTTTCTCTATCTGGAAACTGCTCTTGATGACTAAGTGCTAATTCGTCGTGCATATATTGCACGAGGTTACTGAACATGCGAGACGCTTGTGCTGATTTTCGTTGTGCGTTACGCATCACTCCGGCCTCTCCAGCCGTGGCGATGATGTTCACGTTGACTGGCTGAGTTTGTCCGAACCGCCAGCATCGTCGCACGAGTTGGTAATACTGCTCGAATGAGTGCGACGGGAAAGTATAGATATCGTGGCAGTGCTGCCAGTTTAGGCCGAAGCAACCGATCTTAGGCTTAATGACGAGTCTCTGAATGCTACCGTTCGAGAACGCTTGCAACACCTCCTCTTTAGCATCATCGGACATCGATCCTTTGACTTGAGCAGCGCCGGGGATTAGTTTTTGCAGTAGGTCTCCTTCATCGTTCAGATGGCACCACGTAACCGACGTGCCGTTTGCCGACGCCAGTTCGGCCACTCGCTCGCAGCGTTCACTCAGCGTGACACGTCGTTCCTCGCGTTCTTCTCGGATGTCACGAGCGGGGATCGAGAACAGCATTCCAGGTCGGGGGGTGCTGTTTTCGATAAACACTTCCCGCTCATTCAATGGCGGCAACACAAACCGGCCATCGTCGTATCCGAGATCCGAAGGCTTGCGACAAGCCCGCGCCCACGAACAGACCCAGCGCCAGAAAGGATGTTCGGCATGACCACGAAAACGGTACTTTGTCCGCCCCCATCCCAAATGATCTTTTGATGTTTCTTGTTTGAAAAACATGGTGATCATATCGCGGAAGCCGAGATATCCTAATGCTTCCGATGACGTGCCTAGCTCAAAATAGTCATTCGGTGCAGCCGTCGCGGTACACAGCAGTCGATAAGGAATCGTGCGTAGAAATTCAGTCACCAGTTCACGCCTTGCACCAGCGAAGTTTTTGATAGCCGACGATTCATCGCACACTACACCCGCAAAATCAGTCGGAGAAAAGTAATGCAGCCGCTCATAATTCGTAACGACAATGCCGCCTGCGTGTTTTCCGTCGCGTGATTGCTTGGCCTCGATGCCGAACTTCTCGGCCTCCCGAACGGTCTGTGCTGACACCGCGAGCGGTGTCAATATCAACACTGGGCGATTCGTTTTTCGCACCACGTTCTCGGCCCACGCGAGCTGCATCGGCGTCTTTCCCAGCCCGCAGTCCGCAAAGATTGCTGCCCGGCCTTTACGAACCGACCACTCGACTAAGTGCCGTTGAAAGTCAAACAACCAATCGGGCAGCCACAGCGGGGAGAATCCCGATTCGCTACCGAACTGCCGCTTGCGTTCGAGAAATGTTTTGTAGTTCATCGCCAAAACTCCCCGCCGCCTCGCCTCGTGCTCAGCGGCGGCTACGCTCAGGCCCGGATTCCCGCCAGGCCGACTCCTTGTATCAGTCGTCCAAACTCCGCAATCAACAACGCATCCGCAATCTTGTGTNCCAAACTCCGCAATCAACAACGCATCCGCAATCTTGTGTGTGATTCTCAGCGCCGGAAACAACTCCTGCGCCTTCGCCTTGTTCCGGTTCTTCTTCGCCGTGTCGCCTTGCCCTAACCCACGGCCAGAAACAATCAGCCCCAGCGCCCGTTGCCACTTCTGGGGCGTGACGTACTCGACGCGGTAGCCGGCCGCAAGGCACGCCATGTGGATCAGCCCCACGCTGCGGCCGAATTTGAACGCACTCACGACGCCCATCTGCGGCGAAGAACTGACCTTTTCGACGAAGCACGTCGCCGGCTCGCCGACACTCACCAGCAGTTGCCACAGGTCCGCTTCCGTGGCCGGCATGGGATAGGCCGCCACGTCATCGTCCCACAGCACCGCGAGGCCGCCCGACAGTCCAGGGTCAATGCCGATGATGGTTGTCACTTCGCTGCCTCCTGCAAATACCGCCGCACCGTCTCAATCACCCGCGCCGCGTCGAACCACGTGAACGCCAGCTCGGGATTCGCCGCGAACCGGCCGCACGCGCGGTAGAGTTCGGCCACGTGCTCGCGCTGCCACAAAAATACGTAGCGTTCGCGGCCACGCAGGACGATGGTGCATTCGGTGGTTTCTGTGTTCATCGCCCGGTCGCTTTCAAAAGGGCCTTTAGTTTTCTTTCCAGGTAGGTGTTTTGTGCTGACCGCGCTGCTGACCCCGCTGCTGACCGCGCTGCTGACCACGCTGCTGACCACGCTGCTGACCCCGCTGCTGAC